CTTGCCCAGAACACTCAGTCCCCACCGATTACATTTTGGCAGCGTTTTTCGAGGAAATCCAAGACTGCGTCTGCTGGGCCAACCGGAGCGGCGGCAAGACCTTATCCGGCGCTATAGTCACTTGGCTGGATTCGGTCTTCAAACCCGGCTGCGAAACTAAAATCCTGGGAGGCTCAGAAGAGCAGAGCCTCCAGATGTACGGTCATATCCAAAAGAAGCTCATCAGCCCACCGTTTCAGAATTTAGTGGAGGGGGAGGCCCAGCGCACCCGGACGCATTTAGTGAACGGCTCCAATATCCAGATACTCACGGCCTCGATGAAGTCGGTGCGGGGTCCCCACCCCCAAAAGCTCAAATTGGACGAGGTGGATGAATTCGATGACCGGATATATGAGGCAGCTCTCCTGATTCCCAAATCAGCCAGAGGTATCCGTGCCTCAGTGCACATTTACTCCACTATGCACAAAGCCTATGGCCTAATGAACCGGGTGATCACCGAGGCCGCGGAAAGCGGCTACCAGGTCTTCAAATGGTGTGTCTTTGATGTCATGGAGAAGTGTGAGGGCCGGGACTGCGATACCTGCGATTTATGGGAGGACTGCGAAGGCCGGGCCCGGAACGCCGATGGGTTCTACCCAGTAGAGGACGCCATCTCCCACAAACGCAAGGTCTCCCGGGAAACCTGGGAAGCGGAGATGCTCTGCAAAATGCCCAGCCAAGAGGGCCTGATCTATAAAGAGTTCGACCTGGCAATCCATGTGTTTTAGGCCGCATTAACGGCATTACATATTCCCAATAAGTAACGCCTACCGCAATCCCAATAACAAAGGGCAAGGGTGTAGTGTTGCCTTAAGACCCAAGTAACAAATAAAGATTGTGCGACTGTTACCTGGTATAAATAATTGTATTTGGGGGCGTAACTGTCTAAAACTTTATACCGTGTAACTATCTATCCATATTACGAAAAAAGAGCGACAGTCGCAATGCTTCTGCAATGCTTCCGGGCGGGTCAAAATATTTGTCCCGAAAAAGCCGGGTGAAGCAAACGCAAGCAACAAGCGTGCGTAACCACCTAATTGGACTATATTATTATTGTCTGTTATTTCGGATACTTAGGCATGTTGCTTGCATATGTTCTTATTGAATCGCAACTAAATCCAAATCAAAAAGGAGGGCAACCTATCGAAACAAGCCAAGCCGACAAAGGCGCCACCAAATAACCTTCAGGGACACCCCAAGGGGAGTCGGTGGGGTTAAAAAATCTCCCCGGAGCATCGAAACCTGAAACCAGACCTGAAGGCGGCCCAAAGCAGAAGGGCAACCTGGGACAGCAACCAGGGGAAAAACAAGAGCAAGTTCCCAGCAGCAGCCAAGCAAGGCGGCGAGAGGGTCCCGGCCCATCTGGAGCGGTAATTCAAACCAGGTGAGAGGCGGGTAGGCGGCACCACCGAAAGTGACCAGCAACTGAGCGGCTTGATGATGAATCTAAAGGCTCACGTGTTTTTGAGTGGCACGAGAAGAACTCTGGGGTCCTGGCCCCTTAACCAGGGCGGAGCTAAGAACCGGGAACGAAGCGAAACCGGTAGTCAGCCAAAGCAAACTGAGGCAAGGCCAGCCGGCCCGTGGTGCGTGCGACGGGAGGGCCGGAAGGAAGGCGAGCGGCGGCAGGCAAGCGAAAGCGCACGGAATTAGCAACCGGGAAGGGCGAAGCGAACCGTGAACCCCGCGGGCGGGCGGCCCTTAAAGCCCAAAGCAGTTTTGGCTCTGAAGGGGGGACGGAAGCTACGGTTTCTGATCTCCCATTGAGCGCCAAAGCTCAGATACCATATCAACTTGGAGGTAAAGGCAATGGAGAGAGAATTGAAAGCAGTCAAGAGGGCTTTGAACATTATGGCGGCAATGGAAAGGGAATTAAACAAACTACACGCCCTGGTTCCTGAGTTTAAGGGGACCCACATTGCTCCCTTGTTCAGCCATTATGGGAAAGGTCTTGAAGACCATCTTAATGAGTTCACATGCCACCTGGAAGCAAGGGAAGCCGAGCTTCTTGGCGAAGACTAAATCTACCTTTCCCTTCCCGGAACCGTGAGGCTGGGACGCAAGGCTGTTGAGGGCCGGGGAAAGGTTTCCCACCATAAACCTCTGCACCACCTCTACCCCCACGGGGGCCCGGGCAATCGGGCCCCCGCCCTTTTTTTGCCGTGTCCCCTTTAAATAAAAAACCTTTTTTATGGAGGGCGAGGCAATGATTACCGACTATCTGAAAGCCGGCTACCCGGCCCTGCTGGTCAGGACCCATGAGCCGGAGCGGTTCATCAATTCCGCCGTCCAACAGGCCAACGGCCGGACCCCCTACCAGTGGGATGGGGTGCGGGGGTATCGGCAAATGGGCAACGGGGCCGATTGGCAGGAGTGCGATCCTTATGATCTCCCCAATGTCATGGCCCGGGGGATGGACAAGGCGGTTTGGTTTGCCCGGAATTACCACTTCTGGCTCACGGAGCCGGCGGTCATCCAGGCCATCCAGAACAACCTGCCGGTTTATAAAACCAAGGGCATCACCCTGGTTATCATCTCTCCTGACGCCAAGGTGCCCCCGGAATTGGAGCGGGAGGTGGTGGTGCTGGACTTCCCCCTGCCCACCCGGGAGGAACTGAAAACCATCCTGGATGGCCTGGTGGAAAGCACCGGGATCAAGCCGGAAAACGAGGAAGCGGTTTTGGACGCGGCCCAAGGGCTGACCTGGGAAGAGGCGGAAAACGCCATGGCCCTGGCACTGGTGCGGCAAAAGCAATTTGACCCCCACACCATCTGCACCCTCAAAGCCCAGATGGTGGAGAAAGCGGCGGCCCTGCAATTCTCGCAGTTCTCCGAGACCTTTGCCACCCTGGGCGGGCTGGACAACCTGAAAAAATGGACGCTGAACCGGTTCAAGAACCGTAGGCCAGGGCTGCCTTTCCGGGGTATCCTGCTCCTGGGTGTGCCCGGGACCGGCAAGAGCCACTTTGCCAAGGCCCTGGGAAACGAGGTGGGCTGGCCGGTGCTCTCCCTGGACATGGGCCGGGTCTTCGGCTCCCTGGTGGGTGAGTCTGAGGCCAAGATGCGGGAGGCCCTGAAGGTGGTGGACGCCATGGCGCCCTGTGTGCTCTTCATCGATGAGATCGAGAAGGGCCTGGCCGGGGTGGGCGGCACCTCCACTGACGGCGGCACGACCCAAAGGGTAGGCGGCACCTTCCTTACTTGGCTGAACGACCACACCAGCCAGGTCTTCGTGATTGCCACCTGCAACGATTACAGCAAGCTCCCCCCGGAATACACCCGCATGGGCCGGTGGGACGCTATCTTTTTTGTGGACAACCCGGGATCGGGTGAGCGGGAGCAAATCCTGCAAATCTACCTGGACCAGTTCCAAGTTTCCCCCAAGGGTAAAAACTCACCCGATTTGGAGGGCTACTCCGGGGCCGAGATCAGGCAGGTGGCCATCGAGGCGGCTTACAACGGCGGTGACCTGGAGGCCGCGGCCGGGTTTGTGATCCCCATCTCCCGGAGCCAGAAAGTCCAGATGGACGCCCTGCGGGAGTGGGCCCGGGCCCGGACCATCCCGGCCAGCAAGCCAGCGGTGGAGGTAGCTAAAGGGAAAAGGAGGGTGCAGCTATGATGACGGTGGCAATAACGCCGGAAACCGTAAAGGTCGAGGTGCGGGAGGGCTTCAGCTTGGCCCTCCCCAAGTTTCTCTGGCAGGTTATGGAGGCTAGGGCTAAGACCCTGCATAACGGCGACCTGAATACCACCATGATGGAGCTGGTGGCGGAGGAGTTGCTAGGGTGGTTTAAAGAGTCCATCCGGGGAAGAATCCAGATTCCGAGACCTTCCCCTAACTGAAGGAGGCAAACAATGTCCCATTATAGCGAGGTTGCTATTGAACTGACCGACGAGGGCTGCCTGGTGGCGGCCCTTTGTCGGTTAGGGTTCGAAGGCAAGGTGGAGGTTCACCGGGAAGCCCGGCCCCTCTACGGCTACCAAGGGGATGTGCGGCCTCAGAAGGCCCATATCATCATCCGGCGCCAGCACGTGGGCCGGGCGGCCAACGACCTGGGCTTTGAAAAGCAGGCCGACGGCAGGTTCCGGGTGTGGGTCTCTGAGTTTGACCAGTCCCATAACGGCTATAACGATGCCTGGCTGGGGCGGCTGAAGCAGGCTTACGGCATCGAGAAGGTGAGGCGGGAAGCCAAAAAACGGGGTTATCGCCTTACTGAGCAAAAACAGGACAACGGCACCGTGCGGCTGGTGCTGAGGAGGTGAAAACCATGCAATGGTTGGAAAACCTTGAGTTTGAGTTGGAGTGGCGCATCCGGGAAATCATCCGGGAGCACGGGCTCATGGCCACGGATAACCCGAAGATAGCCAGGTTGTGCAAAAACCTGGTAGCGGTCAAGAAGCTGAAGGAGACCACCTATGAGCGAAATCATCATCGACTTTCTGCCTGACGGGCAGGTCAGCATGGAAGGCAAGGACTTTCGAGGCAAAACCTGTGATGACGCCATGGGGGTCTTTGAGAAGGCCCTGGGCGTGGTTACAAACCGGAAGAATAAGCCCGAATACCACCAGGAGGTGAGAAATCATGCCAGACAGCGAGCCTGAAATCGAACTGGAGATCACCCTCGATGGCACCGCGGCCACCTGGTGGTGGACGGCAGAAGCGGAGCAAATCCTTTCGGCCCTGGGGCCCCCAGCCCCGGGGTTCGAGGAAGTCAATCAAAATCCTTGGTGTGGATAGGAGGTGATAAAATGGCTGGTTTCGACTTATCCGAAGACGATCTCAATGCTCTCTGGAACTGGAATCAGGAAGGGAGCCAAGAAGGGAGCCAGGAAGGGAGCCAGGAAGGGAGCCAGGAAGGAACAAAGATCAAGACTTATTGGATTTATGTCCCCACCTGGACGGTATTTAAGGTGAAAGCTAAAAGCCCTGAAGAAGCAAAGAAAATCCTTCTTCAGGCTGATGAACCAATGGAATACTGGTTTCAATTTGACGACGAGCCCGATTGGCGCGCCGCCAAGGTTGAGGAGGATTACGAGGAGAATTACTAAGTAAAAACCTCATTCCTTCCCCCAGCCCAGGGGCTTTTGTCCCTGGGTTGTGATGAGGGAATGATGTTCCCCAAGGCCGGCCTGGACCGGCCTTTATTTTTGCCCCAAGGAGGCAGGAAACATGACAAAGAAAACCAAAAAAGCAGCAAAGGCGCCCTCAAAGAATCATTTTGAGGAAATGGTGGCCATCCAGTTGAACGTCAGGTTCTGGCCGGGGCAGGCGAAGCTGAACCCCGCGGACCTGGGCCTAAACCCCAAGGATGTCCCAGAAATCTTCTACCTGGGCAACAAGAAGCTCTACCCCCAAGAAATCCGCCAGGAGTTCGGGCAGTTGTCCAATAAGGCCCGGAGCTACCTGAACGACCACAGCTATCCTTTCGTGATGGAGTATGTGCGGGCCATCCCCAAACGGAACCTATCCAAGGTGGTAGCGCGGCTGGAAACCCTGAAGGTGGAGTTTATGGCTAAGGCCCAGACCTTCCTGACTGAATATGACACCATCCGGGAAGGCTGGCGGGCCAAATACCCGGAAATCTGGGAGCACCTGGCCCCCCACTACCCGCCCCGGGACTACTTAAAGCGGCGGTTCGACTTCTTTTGGACGGTCTTTGAGATCAAGGGGGCGGAGGCGCAGGAAGGCAGCGCCCCGGAGATCATAGAGGCTTATGAAATGGCTAAGGCTGACCTGAAAGCCCGTTACGAGGAGATGGTGGAAGAAGCGGTGGTTTACCTCCGCAAGAAGGTGCTGGAGACGGTGCAGAACCTCTCCAGCCGTCTCAAGGAAGGCCGCATTGTCCGCAACGACACCCTGGAGAGCGTCCGGCGGGTAGAAGACTGGTTCAAGGACCTCAACATCTTCGGTGACAGCCAGGTTGAGGAAGCGTTGACCCAACTCCGGGCGGCGGTCAATGGCACCGACTACGAAGCCCTGAAAGACAACGAGGCCCTCAAGCAGCAGTTGGCGGGCTTGGCGGATCAGGTGGCCGTGGCGGCGTCCAAGCTGGACGATGTAAGCATCATCTCCGGGAATTACAAGCGGATGATTGACCTGAGTTAAGGAGGACGAATGTTCACGAGCACCTTCTGGAGTTTCTATTTGAAGTCGGACCCGCGATTAATCTCCATCGCCCTGAAAACCCCGGAGTGGTTCCAGGGCCGGCACTACCCGGCCCTGGCTCCCCGGGGGGACATGCTGCACTTGGGCGAAGCGGACTACCGGCGGGAATACCAAAAAATCCTGGATTGCCTGGACCCCCGGCAGGTTTACGAAGACCTGGGGCCGGACGCGGTCCTGCTATGCTGGGAGCCGGCGGGGGCCTTCTGCCACCGGCGGCTGGTAGCGGAATGGCTGGAGGAGCACCTGGGCGTGCAAGTTCCAGAACTCCCCCGATATTATCACTCTAAACAAAAAAACCTATTTCAGTTGGAGGGACAGAATGAAACCCAGAAGAAAAAAAGGGGGCGTGCCCACCACGCCCCCGGAAACAAGCCCACAGACCCCGGCTAGCGGGACCCAAGAAGTGCCTTTGGCTCTAATCTACCCTAACCCAGCCCAGCCCCGCAAGTTTTTTCCTAAGGAAGCCCTGGAAGAGCTGGCTATGTCCATCAGGGAGCACGGCCTCATCGAGCCCCTAGTGGTTGTTCACAGGCCGTTAAAAGAGCCGAGGGTTTGGCCCGCAATAGCGGCTCCGCCCCCCAAAGAATATATGCTGGTGGCCGGGGAGCGGCGCTGGCGTGCCTGCCAGATGGTAGGGCTGGAGACGGTGCCCGTCAGGATCATCGAGGCCGATGACCGGCAGGTGGCGGAGATGACTCTGGTAGAGAACCTTCAGCGCCAAGACCTCACACCCTTGGAGGAGGCCCGGGCTTTCCGGGAGATGCTGGACTCCGGCTACACTAGGGAGGAGCTGGCCCAGAAGCTGGGCTTTAAGCAGGCGTGGCGGGTGGATGAACGCCTGAGCCTGCTCAACCTGGCCCCCAAATTCCAGCAGGCCATGGCCCTGGGGGCCATCGGCCCTTCCCAGGCTTTTGAGATCAGCCGCCTTGCGGACTACGGCGATCAGGAGCTGGTTTTCCGGAAAATCCAGGCCGGAGAGCTTTCCACCTATAACAAGTTGCGTCAGTTTGTCTCTGCCCTGGTGGAAGCCAGGAAACAGACAGCCCTTTTTGAACAACCCAAGAAGGAACATCTGGAAGTGCTCAACCGCTGGGAGCGGGTCCTGGACGCGGTCACCCGGCTCATCTGCAAATCCTTTTCCCCGGAGGACTGCCGGGTGCTGGCCAAGGTGTGTCATGGTAATACCCAGCTAAACCTGGACAAAATCGACCTGATTATCAGGCACCTGAACCTGATCAAGAAGGCCATGCTGGAGAACGCCAGCCGCCAAGAGGCAATCACCCTTACAAATGGAGGTGAGAGGTGCGAGAGGAGTTCATTATCGACATAGACCAAGCTAACCAGCTTCTGGATGAACAGCGGCGGGTAATCGAAGAGGTTGCCCGCCGTTGTTTATTAAAGGGGAAAAACTGTCAATGCTCAGATTGCCCCATGTCAACCTTCTGTGAGGATACAGAAATAATCCAATCATATGAGGAGGAGCTGAAACATGCAAGCCAACGTTGAGCAAGAAGTGCTCTTAAAGGGCGTAAGTGACACGCTGGGGGTGGTGGACAAACGAGGCACCATGCCCATCCTGGCCCATTGTCTGGTTCAGGCAGTGAGCAGTAAGCAGTTAGCAGTGAGCAGTGAAGACAATAAAACTGCTCACTGCTCGCCGCTCACCGCTCACTCCTCCGGCCTGGTCATCTC